CAGCCTGAACAGCCACAACCTGATCCGAAGATGATCGAGATGCAACAGGATATGGCACTCAAGCGCGAGCGTATGCAGTTAGAGATACAGCTAGAGCGTGAGAAGATGGCTATGGAGATGGAACTGCGTCAGCAGGAACTTCAAGCCGAGGCTGAACTTAGAGTGGCAAAGGCAGTGACCGATGCCGAAATTTCAACTAACTTGCCGAGGGTTTAGGTATGGCACTGGTATTTGAGTCTGGGACAGGTCAACAGCTTGGGCAGGATTACGAGGTTTACGGCGGCGGCGGGGGTCAAAGCGATGATCCCTTCGCTGGTTACGAGTCAACACCCGCCCAGCAAGCCGCCCTCGCGGAAGCTGTGGCGCAGTATAACCAAGACCAAAGAAATGAAGATAGCGTAGCCGCGCAGGTATTGGCTAACACGCAACAAGCCGTAGAAGTAAAGCGGTTGCAACAGCTACAAAGGGATTTGCGGGACATCGAGAGAAGGCAAGCGCAAGCACTGCCATTCGGTGCGCCAGCATATTTTAATTTTGCAAAACAGGCTGGCCTCAACTCTTTGGTAGGGCAAATGTTGGGCGGCGGAGAGTTATCGCCAGCAGAACTTGCGGCGCGTCAATCACAGGTCATACGCGACCCGCTAGGACGCGCAGTGGGCTTTGGATCACCGTCTGGCTCACTACTAGCCGGAACAGACCCATACGCGCCACAGCGCGAAGCTGTGGCCGATATGTACCGCGATGACCGCCCAGAGATTGTAGGCTCAATAACAGACACCGCGACAGGCGAAGAAAAATGCCCGACCGGATATATGTTTGACGAAGATTTACAGGCTTGCCGCCTTGACACTGGTATGGCAGATACGCCAGTTGACGACAGGAATGACGGCACCGCCGCGTATGCCCGAATGGGGCTTCTCGATGTCGCGCCTGACTTCTCCGGCTCTGCATTTGGTGATGGCTTACTATTTGATGAACGCAACAAAATGTTCCGCCTCAGAAGCGCAACACGGCCTGACATATTTAGAACACGACCATCAACAATAGGAATGAAAAGAATAGCATGAACGAAGGAAAAGCAAGGGAAGCAATAAACCGCGCCTCAAAGGCCGAGGCGTTGTTAAAGAACGAATTGTTACAGGAAGGGTTTGATTACCTAGAGACGCAATTTATAGAGGCGTGGCGCAACAGCGAGGTCACTGACAACGAAAGCCGAGAACGCCTGTATCAGTTACTCAAGAATCTTGAGGCGTTGAAGGGGTACTTTAACACTGTAATTGAAGATGGTAAGATGGCGAATGCACAGCTTGAACAAGTCAAGATGCAAAACAATTTTAACACAAGGAAAAGGTGATTTTTATGTCCGACAATCCAGATGGAACCGGAGCAATTTCTTTTAACGATGCACTGAATCTTCTCAACACCCCACCAGAGGACAATGTAGTAGAAGAACGGTCAGAGGTAGAGGCACAGGATGCCGAACCTCAACAGCCTGAGATAGAGGCGGCTGACACATCAGAGGAAACGGCAGAATATGATGCCCCCGAAGATGACGATCAGGACGATGATATTGATGACGGCGAAGATGCCTATGAGGACGAAGATCAAGACGAATACATTGAGGAACCTGAAACATACACCGTCAAAATTGATGGCGTAGAACATGAGGTAAGCCTAGATGAATTGCGTAACGGTTATTCGCGCCAACAGGCATTTACAAAGCGTTCTATGGAACTGGCAGATCAACGCAAAGCCTTTGAAGCAGAGGCCGCCGAGACTAAGCAGTTGCGTGACGCTTACAAGCAACATCTCGATGTGTTGCAAGGTCAAATCCAGCAGACAACTCAGCAAGAGCCTGACTGGAGAGCATTAGCCGAAACAATGTCGGAACGTGATTTGTTTCTGTATAAGACTGAGTGGGATCAACAGAAAGAGTATTCCAAGCAGTTAGAGGCAGAGCAAAACCGCATAGCCCAAGAGCAAGCACTTGAACAGCAAGAGCAAATGAAAAAGCACTTGGTTACGCAACGTGAAGATATGCTGAACCGCATACCTGACTGGAAAGATGAAGATGTCCGCGACAGCGAGCGTCAGGAAGTCATCAAGTACGCTCAGAGGCGGATCGGGTTTTCTGAGGAAGAAATCGCAAATGCGTCTGACGCTAGGGCGATTGAACTTCTTTATAAGGCGTGGAAGTGGGACAATCTTCAAGGTAAGAAACCCGCCGCCAAGAAACGCACACAGAAGGCACCGAAGATGGCAAAGGCTGGGCAACCTCGCACTAAGAGTGATGTGCAAAACCGTTCGCGGAAGAAAGCACTTGATCGCCTCGCTAAAGAGGGAAGTGTTGACGCCGCAGTCAACTACTTGATGGGCAACTAGCCCAAGGAGAAACCAAAATGACTACTTTTGCTACCAGTGCCGCAATCGGCCAAAAAGAAAGCCTTGCCGACATAATTTATCGGATTGACCCCTCAGAAACGCCCGCCTTTAGCAACTTGAAGAAAAGCACTTCATCTGCTGTTTTCACTGAGTGGCAGACACAGGATTTGGCGGCGGCGGCCACCAACAACCACGTCAACGAAGGTGCTGACGCATCTACTGCGGCGGCTACTCCGACAGTGCGTTTGGGTAACTACCACCAGATTTCAGTGAAGTCATTCGCTACATCTGGCACACTCGATGCTGTTGACACAGCAGGACGCGAGCGTGAGCATAACTATCAGAAGGTGCTAAAGGCCATTGAATTGCGCCGTGACATTGAGAAGTCGATCACCGACACAAATGTTGCACGTTCTGGTTCAGACCCACGCAAATCTGCGTCCCTGATGACTTGGATCACAAACGGTTCAGTCGGCGCGGGTTCGGGTGCGTTTGCCACAGGCAACGGAACTGACACTGTGACTGACGGTGATGACCGTGCGCTTTCACTTGCCCTCATCGAAGATGGAATGCAGGACGCTTGGACGGACGGCGGAAACCCATCAATGATGCTTTGCTCGGCCACTAACCGTGCGAACTTCTCTGACCTGTCAGCATCTGGCAACCTTGTCAGCAATGACGTGAACATGACTGCCGCGAAGGAAGTCGCCTACGTTGGATCAACATCAGTATTCCTTACTGACTTTGGTACAGTTGAGGCAACACCATCACGCTTCATGTCAAACGACAAGATGTTCCTGATCGACCCTGCATTTGCGGAAATCTGCACAATGAATGGTCGTAACTTTGCCGAAATCGAGTTGGCAAAGAACGGTGACGCAGAGCGTTCACAGATCATCTGTGAGTGGGCATTGAAGCCACTGGCTCCAAAGGCACACGCCGGAATCTTTGATCTGTCAGGATCATAAGCATAAGAGGGGGCGGCACAAGTCGCCCCCATTACTTTTGTAAGGGATGTTAGATGCAGAGAATTATTAAAAGCGATGCGGCGACAGGCACGGTGATGAAGATGCACCAAGACGCCAGCGACACCGCAGTCGTTGAGACGATCCAGAACTTTGACAATCTGCTCAAGATCAACAAGCAGATGAGCAACGACTGGACTAACTCAAATTTCCACGGCACACAGAGGCACGTGCATCATGTGGCGGAAATACCAAACGTAGTTTATAATCATCTTCTGGAGACACTTGGCAGTCCGCGCGAAAACCCGAAGGCGTGGAAGGCTTGGTTAAACGATCACCAGAACCGTGATTTTAGGACAGGCGGCGGAACACTATGAGCATCAGCACTTACACCGAGTTAAAGACGGCTGTCGCAAACTTCCTTGCGCGTGATGACCTGACTTCGCAGATACCAAACTTTATCCAGCTTGCCGAGTCGCGCATGTCGCGTGAACTTGAGACGCGGGATCAGGAAAAGCGAGCCACAGCGACTTTGACATCCGGCGATGAATATATTGCGTTGCCGACTGACTTGCGTGAAGTGCGAAGTGTAGCCCTGACGACCGACCCAAAGACTGTGCTGACTTACTACAGCCCGACATCTTTGGACTCGACATATTCATCTGGTGGCTCCGGCAAGCCTCTCGGTTTCAGCATTGTCGGCGGTGAGATGAAACTGCGGCCAATCCCTGACTCCAGTTACACTGCCGAAATTATTTATGTCGGCGGTTTGTCGGCACTGTCTGACAGCAACCTGACTAATGTTGTCCTGACCCGCCACCCTGACGCCTACCTTTACGGCGCGTTAGCCGAGGCGTATGCGTACCTTCTGGACGAGACTAGGGCGGCGCAGTACATGCAACGCTTTAGTATAGCCATCGATGAGATTAAGGTCGATGAGCAACGCGCTCACTATGGCACCGGATCGCTCCAGATACAGTCCATCTATCAACGCCAAAACAATTCTGCGGAGAGTTAAAAAATGTCAGCCCTTAGCGACCACCTAGAAAATGAACTGCTCGACCATATCCTTTCGGTCGGGGCATACACAATGCCATCGAATGTCTATGTCGGCCTGTCAACCGAATCATTTGCGGATGACAACTCAGGCACCGAACTTAGCGGTAGCAACTACGCTCGCGTGGCGGCTACGTTCAGCGCGGCGTCAGGCGGTGCAACCTCAAACAGTTCTGCCATCGAGTTCGCGGCGGCCACTGGATCGTGGGGTAGCGTGTCACACTTCGGCATTTTTGACGCATCATCATCAGGCAACCTGCTGATCCACGGCGCGTTCACTACTGCCAAGACAATCGCTTCTGGTGACATTCTAAAGATACCAACAGGCGACCTAGACATCACTGCGGCGTAGGTGAGCCGATATGGCCACAGGCACCCCGCACCTAGATAACTTTGTCACAAGCATTGACGCGCTACCATACTCACTGGATAGCGCGTTACTGCTAACAAAAGTTGACTGGTCTAACCCTACCCTAGAGCAATTAGATGCGTGGGGTACGCTGGAGCAGTTGGATGCGTATGGCCTGACGCTGGATCAGCTAGACCAGCTAGAGGTTATCCACTTTGACGGTAGCGCGGCAGTAGCCGTGACCGCCACAGGTGCCGTGCAGTTTGCCATCGAGTTCGCCGGAACTGCGGCGGTTGCTGTATCCGCAACAGCCACCCCGCAACACACGCAAGCAATGGCAGGAACCGCCGCAACAGCCGTCACATCCGCAGGTACGGCTAACAGGGTTCAGAACTTCGCGGCGTCAGTCACTGGTGCTGGATCGGTCACCGCTAACGCCACGTTCATTGCATCATACGCAGGTTCAGGCGGGTTTGCCTTCGCGGCATCTGCCTCGGCATTTCTTGTTTACGCATTTGACGGCACCGCAGACGCGGCGTTCACTGCCACAGGCGCAACGACAGCCGACTATGTTATGGCGGGATCGTCAAACATTGCGGCGAGTGCTACAATGACAGGCAAGGTGCTTGGCGAAGATTGGACTAATGTTGACGAAGGCACCGAGACGTGGACAGAGATTGCGGCTGGCTCGGAGATATGGAGCCAAGTCAGCGCAGGTAGCGAGGTTTGGTTGCAACAATGATTAACTTTGGCGAATGGCTACCAGATCAGCCCGACTATAACAACGCTGGCGTCACAGTCGCGGAGAACGTAATCCCCGCGCTGGGCGGATACCGCAGTCTGAACGACTTTGTGGCGTACAGCAACGCGGCCACAGGAACCATCCTGAACGTGTTTGCGGCGAAGGAAGATGACGGCACAGTGCAGTTGTTCGCCGGAGACGCGACAAAGCTGTACAAGTTTAACGCCGGAACAAACAACCTAGATGATGTCAGCAAGGCTGGCGGGTACGACCTGACAGGCGCAGAGCGTTGGGAGTTCGTGCAGTTCGGAAACAAGGTTATAGCCACAGGCGGCACAGGCGAGGAGCCGCAGGTCTGGACTCTAGGCACAAGCACCGCATTCGCCAACTTGGCCGGATCACCGCCGAAGGGTGACTTTCTGGCGGTTGTGCGTGACTTCGTGTGGATTGCTAATGCCGACACTGGTTCAGGCCGTGTGCCGTACAAGGCGGTCTGGTCTGCGTTCGATGACCCGACAAGCTGGACAGCCGGAACAGGGCAGAGTGATTTTCAGGACATTCCGGATGCGGGCAATATCGTAAAGATCGTGGGCGGAGAGTATTGCACGATCCTGATGGAGCGAGCCATCGTGCGAGCCACATACACTGGCCTTCCTCTGGTCTGGCAGTTTGACAAGGTGGAGACAGCGCGTGGCTGTCAGGTTTCTGGGTCGGTGTGTAATATTGGCCACACCATTTTCTATTTGTCCGATGACGGCTTCTATATGTTCGATGGGCAGAGTTCCAAAAACATCGGGGCGGAGAAGGTGGACAAGCACTTCTTCAAGGATGTCAACTTCTCTTACAAGGACAAGATCACGTCCAGCGTTGACCCGCAGAACCAGATCGCGGTCTGGTCTTATGTGTCAAACAGCGCGGTCGATGACACGCCGGACAAGCTGTTGATCTATAACTACGCCACAAATCGCTGGTCATACGCAAACGTGACCGCCGACCTGATTGCGCCGTTCTTCACGGCTGGCTACACGCTGGAGAACTTGGACAACCTATCGACCAGCATCGATGCGCTTCCTGCGTCTCTGGACTCGGCACTTTACAAGGGCGGCCAGTTCCTATTCGGCGGCGCAGTCGGTAATAAGATTTTCGCATTCTCAGGCGACCCACTGAATGCGGTCATCGAGACAGGCGAGACAGGTCTTGCCACTGGCAACTTCACAATCGTCACCCGCGTGTATCCATACCATCGGGGCGGCTCAGTCACGGTGCAGATAGGCACCCGCAGTCTGCACTCCGAGTCGGCCACATTCACTGACGCAGTTGCCCCCAACGCTGACGGCTTCGCGCCATTTCGCGCACAGGACAGATACCACCGCGCTAGGATGAACCTGACAGGAAACTGGGAGTTTGCCCAAGGTCTGGACATTGACGCCAGAAAGGTTGGCAGACGATGACCATAGCGCAACGTCAGGCCAACTACCGCATCCTGAACCCAGTCACCGCGACAACGCGGGAAGTGTCAGAGGTGCTGAACAGGACTATTGACGGCGGACTAAACAGCGTTGGGTATGCGACTCTAACAGCAAGCGCGACAGAGACAACCATAACAGACCCGCGCTACGGCGTTCAGAGTCTTGTGTTTTTTACTGGCTTCGGCGAGTCTCTGCACCACAGCACCCCATACGTCAAGACAACCAGCACCAACGGCAGTATTGTAGTAGGGCATCAGAACCACGGACATGACATTGACATCGCCTACCTTATTATCGGCTGACGACAGGTTTGGCCACGACTGGGATCGTTGCAAGCGTTACATAGAGGACGCGCTGGAATACGCTGGTGGGTCGCATAGTATTGACGATGTGCGCGATTTTGTGCTTGCTGGGAAAGCCCAGTTTCACCCTTTGCCTATATCGTGTATTATAACCGAGATAGTAGATTATCCGCAGAAGTCAATGTGCCGTATATGGCTCGCTGGCGGAAATCTTGAAGAATTAATGCAAGCCGAGAAATCTATCGCGCATTGGGCAAAATCAATAGGGTGCGATGGGATGGAAATAGTAGGCCGGAAGGGCTGGTCACGACAACTTAAAGATTACCGCGAGTCTGCGGTTGTGCTGATGAAGGATTTTGAAAATGAGTAAAGGCGGCGGACAGACCAGAACGGTCACACAGACAACAGGCGCACCAGAGTACGCCCAGCCATTTATTGAGTTTGGCTTGTCAGAGGCGAAACGCCTGTACGGCGACCAGCCCCAGTATTATCCAGAGCAGACAACAGTCGGCTACAGCCCAGAAACCGAGATGGCACTGCAATCTGCGCGTCAGAAAGCTATCACCGGATCACCATTCATTCAGGCCACGCAGGACGTGGTTATGCAAAACCTGATGGGTACTAACCCACTACAGGCGGCGGCGTTCCGCCCAGTCGTTGAGCAAATTCAGGGTCAGGCATCCAAGGCCGGACGGTATGGCTCCGGCTACCAGCAAGCGGCAGTTGCACAGGCACTGGCACCTATGGCACTACGCGCACAAGAGGCGGCAATCTCACAGGCACCTGCGGCGCGTCAGTTCGGATTTGCCGACATCCAGACGCTCGGCGAGGTTGGCGCGGCCAGAGAGACACAGGCACAGGCAGAACTTGCGGCTGACATCCAGCGTTTCCAGTTTGAGCAAGCCCAGCCACTTACATCGCTGGCTAACTATATGGCGGCGG